AACTGTACCAGCTCCAAATGTTATAGCTTCCCATAAACCTGCTCCCATATCTGCCCCACTGTTCTGTCCCGTTTTAATATCATTACGCATTCTAGCATCTTGTGCTATTTCAAAACCTTTTTGAGCCATACGTAAATTACCTCCATATTGTTTTTTGTTAAGTTCTTCTGTATTTAAAAACTCCCCTGTTTTTTTATCATAATATATTCTTCCGTATATTTCAGGAGGTGTTAGTTTTAATATATCTTCTGTAACAAAATCTGATAAATCACCTAAAGTTTTATTATATTTTTTAAATGGGTTTACATCCCATTTATCATAATAAGCTATATAAGACCCTTTTTTATCTTCACCTCTGCTTAACTGATAAGTATTAAGAATATTATTGTGTACATGCTTAGATTTTCCTTTCTCAGATGGTATTTTATTTATTAAATCTATAAGTGTAGTTGTGTCTCCCTCATATGGCGGATATGCTGATCCATTCGCCTGGTACAAATCCATTACAATATCTCTCTCTGTTGTTTTTGATTTATAATACTTCGCGTCTTTATTTTCACTGTCAGTAGGTTTATATATAGATTCTTCAATAGAATTAGTTATTTGCTCTTTTCCCATTAGCATGTGTAATAAATCAATACGCTCATCTCTATAAGAATCTTCACCTTCTTGGTATCCAACGTAATCTTGATTATCACTCATACTGGGATCTCTAAAAGCAGATGGGTTTCCTAACACACCTGCATCCCATACTTGTGAAATAGAATTATCGTAATTATAAGGATGGAGATTCTCAGCAAGATTATTCTTAAATCTCTGAATAGGATTATATGAAGTCTCACTAGCCCCCTTGGTATGATAGTCTGAGTCTTTTACTTTACCCGTTTCTTCATCAATAATAGGAACATTAAACGTTTGAGGTTTATCTACAAAATCAAATACAGATGGGGGTGTTTGTGATACAGTTCCTTCCCGCTCGTAATTTTCAGCTTTACTTATATCAGCAGAAGCTGTGTTTTTATGAATTTCATAAGTTTTCCCAAAATGCGCATCGTACCCAGGCATATTAGGTTTGATGGGGGTAATCCTTTGTTGAGGTAATCCCGGTATATTTATTCTAGTATTATCAGATTGTTCTGCTTCTGCTTCTGAAGGAGTGTATTTAAAGCCCCCAGTCTGTTTTCTGTCTACAAATCCCCCAGTCTGATACCCATCTGCAGGAGTTTCAATTACATCTCCGTGGTAAGGTCCCGTAGGGATATTACTTATTCCAGGGGGTACACTTTTATGAGACTCTATTAAGTGCCCGTCTTGACTGTACTTGTCTATATTGATAGGGGCTTTCATCCCATGAGTATTAAATGGGGTATTAGGGGGAACATCTTTAAAAACTGCTGTCTTGTTTAGTTCTCCCGCGTCATGATACGGTCGTAGCCCTTGCTGTTGTTCTTCCGGAGTTGTTAAAGTTGCAGGTTGACCTTGGTTTTGAGCTCTTAAATGCTCGTCTACTAAATCTACACCCTGTCCGTAAGCTTGATAGACATCCATAATAGAGCCTTCCATGCCGGAAGACCTAAACTTTTCTAACAACATCCTACGTTCTTGATTTGTCATTCGCCGTCAGGTGTAAGGTCTCCTTCTTTGTCTAGTGCTTGCTGCTTAAGATCAAGTTCTCTTTCTTTAAATTCAAAATTCTTTTGCATCTTCTCTATTTCGATATTAAGCTTGTCATCGTTATCCGATGCTTCTGCTTTAATTAAAGCTAGTTCAATCTGTAATTGTCTGTCTTTTTCTTTATCTATACCGACTTGTTGTATCTGCTGTTCTTGAATTTGAGAATCTTTAGCTGCCTGTTCTTGTTGAGCTTGTTGTTGAGCTTGTTCAAGTTCTTTTTGAGCATTTTCAGCCCTTGTAATCTTGTCTTTAAGACCCGTGTAGTTCTCAGTATCAAATAAATCAAGCACAGCGCTTGCAGGAGTCCCATTCTGAATCATAGACTGAGCCAATCCTTTAGCTTGTTCTAGTTTATCTTGGTCTCTTCCTGCGTCAGATACAAATACCCCGTACTCACTCTCCATATGTTGAAACGCATCTAGTTCTAAGAACTGTGTGTTTAAATCTGGCATCACGTACATTGCCTTTTTGCCAGTAATCCACGCTTCTTTAGAATAATCAAGAAGGCCTTGGAGGTCTCTTTGTTCAAACCGTGAGTATTTGCGGAAAATATCTTCAGTAATGTGCGATGACTGAACAATCGCTTGTTGTGATGTTGCTTTTCCTTCATAAGTTCCTATACTTCCTTGACGTTGTCTGTTTACCCCAGAAATCTTCTCCCACTCCTGCATAATAGACTCAAGTAGTCCAAGATATTGATCTATAGTTTTAATAGACATATCAAGTACTGACTGATGCTGCGGAGATAGTTGAATTCCTTCTTTGTTGTAATCTACCCAAGCAATTCCTGTCCCTTCTACAAAGTACATGAATTTATCCATGTCCCACTTCTTAGGGATCATGTTAATATCAAACTGTGCAATAATATCTTTAGACCTGGCAATAGCTAACTCCATACGATACTTAAAGATGTTGTAGTTAAGTTGAAATGGGATACCTAATGAAACTAATGATATGTTTTCTGCATTTATATCAGAGTATTTCCTCCCGTTAAGCGGTAGTTTACATGTAGATGGGTTATCTAATGATGTACGTTGATTTGATATAGGATTTATTCTTATAAAAAATCTACCATCAATCTTTGTTCCTTCCCATACTTCATTTACCCACTCGTACTTAATTTTAGCCCCTCTTTCTTTCATATCAGGAGGCATTTTATAGCCTTCTTCTACTTGAATCATCTCCATCATACCGGTATTCTCATCGATATACTCAACAAACCCAATACGCTTTCTACTTTTCCAATACACAGTAACTACCTCTATTAATCTGTTACGTGCTATGTTAGAATCAGCACTTGAAGACTCTGACCTGTGTAACAGGTAGGACTCAGTAGACGAATTCTGCGGATTTTCAAGCTCAAGAACTTGTTCTGGGGTTAAATAGTCCCCAAAAGTATCTATAATAGTAGATGCATGGCAGAATTTACGTATGATAGCCCAATCACCATCTTCTACGAATTCTATATCGGGATCCTTATCATAATCAATGTCCAGTGGGTTTAGTATCTCATAAAAAGGTTCGTTACGTCGAACTCCTTTATGTGAATACACCTCTCCTGTTATTAAGTAATGAAAGAATCCTTTTTGAAACTTATCATACACTTCTTCACTATGCATAATATAATTAATAGCAGCTTGTCCTGTAATTGCTCTATTATCTACGTAACTGCGATCAAACTCTTCTTGTACTTGTTTTGGGAGCGTTACTTCTTGCTCCTCCATGTTAAAGTCAGGTTGTTTAGCTAACTCATTCATGTACATCTTTTGTACCTGAAGAAGTAAAGCCTGCTTTTTAGCATCTTCTTTCTGAGATACAGAATCTGCATTCTTTACTGTAACTGTATAATTTAACGGACGTTTAGATTTCTCCCCTAAGAGAAGATCAATAACCGGTTTAATTATTGGGTAGTTACGAAGTTTTGATGGGAAGTTTTGCCGTGTTTTACCGTAAGGCTTGAGTACATATTTGTAATCTGACTCATCAATAGTACCATTGTAGTACTCGTATAGAGATTTAAGTCTATCTCTTCGTTCACTTAAACCGAACTTTGAAAGGTTTAAAAAAGCGTCTACACAATCCTCTCTCCACTTCTTTGTTTTCTGTTTAAGCGGTATCCGCTGTTTTGGTATTTGGTGAGTCCCGTACATTCTTACAAAATTACTTATAAATACTATTAAACCATTGATCGGCAGATCTATCATCTATAATTTCTACTACCTCTCTATTATATAACTCTCGCGTATGATACATTCCAACCATAAAGGCCATTACTCGGTCAAAGTTCCCCTTATGGTTAAACTTAATTAATTCCTGTAATAAAGCAGAGTCATATATCTTATGCAGATTAAGTTGAGTGTTCCCATCAG